GTATTTATTATTAATATATATATATATATATATATAATAAAAATCATATATAGATTTTAATTAAATACATATATGTTTTTATTATATATATATCTATATACTTATTATAAAACTTATAAGGATTCATATAAGTACCCATATAGTACCTATATAGTACCNATATAGTATTCTTATTAAGAACCCATTATAGGTTGCCACACCCAAATCCACTTGTCAAATCGCTACCCAGATATGTATATTGGCACGATAATGACCACGTACAAGACACCCCCTTTTGAATTACACCCATTTCAATGGCACATAATCGAAGATGCTATCCAGTCCACATCCAAGATCATGGGAGCTGACTGTGGGATGGGCAAGGGGGTTATGTCGATTTTCGTAGCCTGCTGGCTGTACGACAATGGACTTATTGATCATATTCTACTGGAGTGCGAAAAGAATAAATTCAATGAGTGGAAGAGCGAGCTAGCCAGATATTCCACATTTAGTGTTGCGTACCTAGATACACCCAAGGGGAGAGACGAAGCTTTCGCTAATCCACCAGAGGTGCTTTTGGGAGTCTACGAGACAGTCCGAAACTACGCCTCAGAGCTAGCTGTAAAATCCGTAGAGGGCCGGGAACGCAAATCATGGGTGACAGGACCCCTTACCGAATCTTTGGCCGGGAAAAGAATTTTGTGGATCGCTGATGAGGGTCCAGCGAAGCTGGGTGCTAGTCGATCCTCAGCAATCTACAAATCCCATGAAAAGATGTTAAAAGATTTGCGTAAAGCTGGGTCTGTGAGGGCTCTGTCGTTGACAGCCACTTACATCAACCGGGACCCTCTTGGGTTTATAAACTTTTGTAGATTGATGGATCCCCACATATTTCCCCGAATTGTCCAGGCCGAAGAAGAGCACGTGGTCAAAGACCAATTCAACAATCCGATATTTTTTAAAAACTTAGACGAAAACGATACTCCTGCTGGGCAGAAATCCCTAAAAGAGAAAACATCTCATTTAATCATTTTCAAACGTAAGACCGACCCAGATGTAATTCATTTATTTCCGAAGATTGAACCATCGTTTGAGTATGTTAGAATGGGGAATCTTCAACGAGATTTTTATAATGCAGTCCTAAAGAAGGCAAAGCAGTCTTCGGCTTTTGAGGGAGCCAATTTCTTTTCTGTTTTACGTATGATTGCGGCCCACCCGTATTCTGTGGTACGCTCGGTTGATAACGCCATCGCTGGCAAGAAGGATCCACCCGCACTTTCCAAATATTTAGTAGACACTTTAGGAAGAGATACTTTAGCGGTAATTCCATCAGCTAAGGTTGATCGTTTGATTGAAATTATTCAAAGCTCTGACGAGCCAGCGGTGGTGTTTACCTTCTTTGGTCAATCTGTACTCCCATTGATCCACCAGGAATTTGAAAAGAATGATATTAAAACGTCGATCAACCACGGAAGCCTTAATTATACCCAAAGGGTCAGCGCTCAGTCAGATTTTAACTCAGGCAGAACTCAGGTCTTTCTTACTTCGGACGCTGGAGCAAGAGGAATCAACCTGCCAGCAGCAGGCAGAGTATTTAACTTTGATGTTCCTCTCACATATGCAAACTGGTGGCAACGGGTCAATAGAGCTAATCGATTGGACTCACAGAAAGCTTCCACTAATATCATAGATATGGTGGTACAGGATTCTATCGAAGAGGGGATTTTGGAATTGGGATTGAAGCGGCACGCTTGGTCTGATTCTTTAACCCCCGAAGATGAGGATTCTCCAGACTATCTATCGGCAGCACAAAGACGAGAAATAATGAATTTTACAAAGGACATAAATGGCTGAGCATCTTTTTTCCTATCTAGATGAAAATTTTGAAGAATTGATTGAGGAGATTGCCCCTCGGGAGAACCTGAAATACTTATATGAGTTTCAGATTGCTCCTACCCAGCAAGGTCCCCAACCTATCATTTTGTTTGTATTGACTGCCCCTTCCGGCGTGCTAGGTCAAGAGGTTTTGTCGATTCGTCCTATGCCTTTAGCTTTGGCATCGAACCCAGATGCCATCAAGTCTTTGCTTCGGGATATATGGGCAGAGATGCAAGCCCAGCGTGCTGATGTGTTGGGGCAAAATCATGATAATGCAATTGATGTAAATTCCAAGTTGATCGTTCCGGGGAAATAAGTAAATGGAAATAGTCAACGGGGAACAAGAGCTTCGGGAAATTATCCACAACTATCTAGAAGAATCTTTCAAAGATGAGCCGGGTAAAATTTCATACAGCGTTACTCTAATCAATAGTACCCATCTATGTAGAAACCACGGCATAGAGATTACCCCGTGTTATAGGGTTGCTATTTTCTTTAATACTCAAGATGAAACGGAAGCAGTTTTTAGAGCCGATGATATATTTGATGTTGTACTAGCGCATCAACAGATTGTTGAATGGTTAGATGACATTGTGGATTCCTATCGAATCGGTAGTTTGGAGTTGTCTCTTTTACATTCTGATCAAACCCATGATTATTACGATCAGGAAGATACTGATAATTAGGTAGTAGTTACGCTACTGGCGCTCACTGATGCTGTAAGGGTTATAGTGCCCAAAGGTGGGTATATCTGAGTCTCTTCGTGACCCTGGACAATCTGTCCCACTATAGCTTGGTCATCATTGACACCGATTCGGTAGTAAGAAATCGTATCCTTGAATCCGGCACCGATATCGCTCGTAACAATTCTGGTGAAGTGACCATTTATGTGGTTTGCTACATCCGAGAAGTTAAAGCTATCAAACGTGTTGGCGATCTTATGGATAATAGAAGATGCTGAATCCAAGAATGAGCCGCTAATTGTTTCACTTTCAACAGCATTGATAAATTGGCTGAACTGGTTAGTAACTACACCGTCAGGGAACAAATTAGGAGATTGCTGATAGCCAAGGAACCACCATTTTGGAATAGGCAAATTCCAAGTTTGGAATACTGGGTCATCGAAAATATCCGGAAGCGTATCTGCTGGATTTACATTAGGTCCGCTCATAATTGGGTGAACTACTCTATTGAGTTTATTGGCATAGAGCGGACGCATTTGTAGATACGTCACATACATGTTGTTTCTAAAACAGGTAGCTCTCCAAATAAGCTGGTTACCAGGCAACGGAAACGTCAAGCTTCCACGAGGATTATTGCGAACGCCTGTTGCTTGATAGAAGGTAACTCCACCATCGTTGGAGAATTCCCAAACGATTGACTCATCAAACACGGATAATCTGTTGATTTCAACGATATCGCTGGATTCACCTTTTTGCACCACAGCTACCATCAAAACATCACTCACGGTAGAGTTGGGTACCGAGCCAATATCATATACATCATAATATTCAGTAATCTGATTTTCAGCTAGACCAGTAATTTCAGATTCCCAAATTGGATTTCCAGTAATAGTATCAATTAGCTGAAGGTACCAAGGATTAGTAATTGGGGTTAGAGGCACCATGCGAATAGCTACCCACGCTCTACCTGCGGGAGAAAGAATGAGCCCACCATTAGCCAATCCACCTGCACCATATCCAAGTGAATCAGAGCTATGATTATTACCCAAAATGAGATGTTCTGGTTGGTGAATGTCACCAATTTGGTATGGATCCTGGGCGTTTTCTTGAGCAATATTGATGCGACGAGAAATGATGATGCTGCTATTGATTGAATTGTAACTCAGGTTAGATGGACCCACATCTCCCACAGCATGCCAAGTAGACGTATCAGTCCAATTGTTTTGTTGTAGCGACGTAGCAATAAACGAATCGTCAGTTACGCACTGATATGGTTCGCTTTGCTGCGTAGCAAATTGAACGCCCGTCACATCGGTATAAGAAAAATAGGTTTGGGACTGAGCCACTACAGGCAAAAGATTTGATTGTGAGGGTGCGGGAGAGATAAGCATTCCTTCTTGCTGATCCCAACTATTTGATTCAATATGAGAATTGTCGTAAAAATGTTCTTTGTAAACATCGGTATCATATTCGGCAGAGATGTTGGTCAAACTCAAAGCAATCTGTTTGAATCCACAGAAGTATGAAACTTTGTTTACCGGCGCTATAGACGAAGTAACATATGTCATAGGAGCAATACCGTCTGTCATGGGAGCAGATTGGCCCTGATGATAATCTGAATATGAATAGGCAGGAGACTGGGCTAATGCCTGTGCATATTCAGGATCTCTAGCTACCATTACTCCCATTGAGCTAGTGGTTAGAGTGTTGGCTGTAGTAGATGGAGGGGTGGGAGATGTTTGTGAATATGGATAAGGGCTCTGTCCCAAATTACTATTCAACAAAGTAGCAAACCCGGGGGGATTGCTGCCAGGATTTCCAGGTGTAGCAATGCCAGGAGAGATTGCTCCATCGGTAAATGTATTTACCGATCGACTAACTGGCATAAATCCTTCGTATTGTTCAGCAGCAAGATTGGTCATCTCAAATCGAATGAAAGATGCACGGATTGGCTCAATAGAGATATTACCCTTTGTTAGTACAAAGTCACCCGGGATTGGGGTCCAATTAATATTTGGATAGAAAGAGGTAGGACCGCCTACCATCCCGGTTGGATTCAAATCAGTAACAAAGTTAGAGTTATAACGCAAAACTGCGTTGTTTGTGTTGTCTTGTGTGTACACCGAATAGTATTCGCCCTTGTAGGTGTAAGAAGAAGGATCGGTAAAGAAACTATTGATAGTGTAATTATTGAGAGTTTCGTTCTTAAGTACAAGGTTGTACAGAAGCATTCCTGAAGTAGAAGGTGCTGTTACATTAGCATCATTGATTCCACCGATGGTGATATAAGTGCTCAGTGGTGTAAGATCAGATTCAGCGCTTGGAGCAGCAAAGAACTGGTTGACGATAGCGTTTGATCCGATTTGGAAAGACAAGAACCATCCAGCAGATGTGCATCCAGCTACCAGGGTGATATGAGATCCTAAAGGCAAAATAGCCGGTACAGTTACTTGGTTTCCAGCCGATGGGCTGATGGCAAACCATTGGTTACCATAATCGTAATAAACGACGGTACCCTCAAGATCGATCAGAGGAATAATGCCAGTTTCATCGGTGGCATTAGAGATAAATTCTAATCCTACCCACCAATCGGCATTGGGGTTATATTGCACCGCTGAATTCTGTATAGAGATATCTCCCAATGTTCCTGTACTTTGAGGAAATTGAAGACCTGTCCCAGTATCATAAACATTTCCCGAAATTATAGCAATGGGAGCGGTCAATGAGGTATCGTTTGCCTCATTGGTGGTTGATGGGATGACCGGATCATTACTCCAATACAAAGTTGCGTGGACTCCAATATGGGTGGGGTCCACATAGATAGTATCAATTTGTTGAGCGTTTCCATTACCATCTCTTGTATCAATAACATAATTGACTACAGCATTAACTATTGGCTGCGGCTCACATCTCCACTGGGTGGGACTATTTTGTATTGGCCCATTGGGGGATTCACTGTAAAGCTTGTAGGTAACGGTGCGACCAAGAATGTCAGTAGATGAATCAAGGGCTGTTCCAGTAGGAGCAATCGGTAAATCATTGGCCGAATTGATCTGAAAGCCTACCTTGAAATCACGCAAACCTAGAGAGTAAGGTTGAGGAGCTACAATCTGACTGAAATTACCATTAGCATCTGGATACATAGTGGTAAATTCTGTGACTGGAGGAATTCCTTGGATACGTTGCAGAACCACACGGCATCGCTGAAAATTCACAGGAGGGAATTTAAAGGCCATGTTATCCCAGTGGCCCTCTCCTTGGTGTTGAGGGTGGACCTTGTTTTTTAGAGCCTCCTCAGCGTTTGGTAGCACGTATGGTACAGAATCATAAATGGACGTAGATCCTGCATCTACCCACACTAAATTATTTGGATCAAAATACTGGAATACAATATTTTGTGGGAAGTGCGCTACATCAAAAGATACGATGTTGGCAACGTGCTGGTTACCCATGCGGAATTCGATAATATCTAGGGTAGGATCATCCATGTTTCTGTTGTCGGTAGACCAGAAATTAAGATTATTATTGATGCCAGCTTGAGTTACAGTGCGATTGGTATTTGTTTGGATAGCCTGGATAAGTTGCGCCGCAGACATTCCATCGAAATAGAGATCCGATACACTAGGGTTGACAGTGTTGGTACCCGCTCCAGAAAGTACATTGATGCTCATAACGCCATCCAGTGAGTAGCGACTGAGAGCAGTTTGCCATCCTGGCATAATGGCGTGGTTTGGAGAAAAGCTGGTAGTAGAGCCATCCGCCCATTGAATTTGCTGGTAATCAATGTCACCAATCAAATTGAAATTCTCGGTATTAGAATAAGATAAACTTCCAATAATGAAGCTGTTATAATACCATTGTTCACCGATATATGAGTTGAATGGTGGTTGTAGATGAGGTGTGCTTACTCCATTGATTATCACGTCCGATTCTATTTCCCAATAGCTAGAATCTGCCCACGCATTTTGTAATGGGATGTTATAAACTGGATCTATGATTCCCCCGACATTAATGGTGTATACAGTATTAGCGGGCTTGAGGACATCTAACACCAACTTGAGATTGTAGGCATCTACCACCCCAATAGACTCTAAAGGTGAGATAATGAACTGATTGTTGATGAGAGAGTTTGATACGCCTTCGGTTCTGCCCTCTAATTCACCGAAGGTGAAGGTATCCATCGTTCCGAAGGTATAATTACTATCAAAGTATCCGAATGTTTGACCCTGCTGTGCTGCATACACAAAACTCTCTTGCACTACGCAGGGAATTCCTAGGATCGCCTCGGAAATCAAACGAATTCCTAAGGCTGACGGGGCATATCCGATCGATCTTGCAAAATTGAATAAACGAGCCTTATAGGATACATCAGCCTGCTGAAGGGTGCGCCAATCGGACTGACTTAAAATATCTTTAGTTGGATCAACGATGCTACCATTGATTAATAATTGCTCTGAGGGAGTACGTTGAATTCCGAATACGAACCCGTAAAAACTATCTAAATCATAAAAGCTAGATGACTGTAAAGTCTGAGATAGACGACTACGATTCAAACGCTTAAGTAGCTGGCCCACCCCAGCATCACCAAGGATGGTGCGCATAAATTTCACCAAATGACTGGTGGGCTGAAGATTATAGACTTGTGGAGGAAAATTAGAAAACTGCGATCCAGTTTGAATTACATTAACTAAAGGAGCAGTAACGGTATCTAGGTTAGCGGTAGCTACAGATCCACTCTGTGTTACAATCTGTTGTATCTCGCCGGGGCTAGTTGTAAGACTCATTTAGGCTCCATTTTGGAACGTGTTAGCTGCTCTCAAGATTAAATTAACTCCATTGAGCACAGGCAACGTATCGTCATTTAGTCTTATGTCCGTTGCTCGGCTAATAGACCCCACCGTCCCACTGTTGGTTGAGTAAGTTTCAACCAGTGCTCCCGCAGATGTAAATTCTTGAATTGCATAGTTTGACGCATCATCAGCCGATGTAGCAAATCGTACTGATTGAATACCAGGAACTGGACCCACCGCACTGAGAATGGCAGATGTAGAAACGATGCCATCAAAACCAATGGAGTTAAAAACTGCTTGGATAGCAGATTCTACCAATGATTGTACTGAAGAAATGGTACTCCCTGATCCCAGCACCACCACAAGATTGACAACAAAGTAAATTAGAATAGCTTGATGGACCCATACATCACTAGTGATCATGCGCCATCCCTGAAGAGCGGTTTCAATNTCACTGGGTAAAGCGTTATAGTCATAGCTCAAATTNATGAGTGAATTGGCTGGTGGGAGAGCGGGGGCAGAAACGGGGGATGTGGTAAATTCAATTCCAGAATAACTATGAGCGGTACCACCCTGAGCGGTTATATCGTTGACCAACCAATAATCTACGCCCAGATAATAAGTTTGGGCTCCCACATCGCTAGCTTGGCCCTGGTCGGTCGAAACAAGAATGCCACCAATTGTTTGGTAGCTGGAGCTAGTGACTGGCGTTCCACCCGAACTAGCGATAGAAATTTGAGAAGGTAATTCAGTGACCGGGGTAAATCCAAGAGGAATAAAGTAGTTGCCTGAAACAGGGTTACTTCCGTCCGGTCGCTTAAAATTCTGCACATAATACGGGCTAGTGGTTGAATTATTGAACGCTATATTTGTAGTGAATGGAATCGTTTGCGTAGCCTGCTGAATATCATTACCGGCTACATAAATGTCTACTTTGTTTATTACACCATTGGCTGGATCATTACGGCTACAAATGGGTGTGTAATCAAATTGAAATTCATAAATACCGTCTGGGAAATTTTTAGCATCAATTGAAGTTACAGTAGGAGCATATCCGCTTGTATTGGTAGATGGTTGAGCTTGCCCGTAGGAAGTAGGACCGACAGAGCCTCCCGATGTGTATGCAGAGGTAACATTAGCGGTGATCTGAAAATTGGTTGCATTGATAACGGTTACAGTCCAGTTACCATTTGCTTGGGTAGCTCCTTCTACTCCTGATATGGTTGCTTGTTCACCGGTTACTAACCCATGAGGAGAAGATGTGGTAACAGTGGATGGGTTAGATTGAGTTATATTAGAAATGGCAGCGCTGGATATTCCTTCATCATTCCACCCAGATGCCGTAGCAGGAACAATTGCCACTAATGTTTCAGATCCCGATACTGATCCTTCATAAATGTAGACCCATTGCGCACCGGCTCGTGCCACCCAGGTTAATTCGGCAGCACTACCGGCCGAAGCTATATCCACCGAAACGCTAGATGATGCAGAGCTTATTCCGGTTTCATTACCCCAAGCGATGCGATAATATCTCGTACCTGTATATGTTGCTGTTGCATTGGTCACCGAAGATACGGCAAAGTTATCCGGGGAGCTAGTGCTAGGTGCGCTCAATGCGTATGTATTTGGATTGATGGTATAGTTAACATTAGGCGTCAAAAGGTCCCCACCACTGATACTGGGACCAAACACATAATTTTGATCATAGATATATTTGGCGGATTGAACCTCTGATTGACCAGTCCCATTAATTACCTGTANTTGTTCATCCCATACTTTATAGGCACCTATCACGTTAGCCGCCGTGGTATTGGGGTTTTCTAGAGCCGTTCCCAAATACTGAGAAACTGTACCTGCTAAGTTACGGAATACGGTATTTTTGAATCTGTTAATTAGGGATTGGTCTGATTCAGCATCATTGCCTCCCGAAGTAGCGGAGGTATTAGTAACTGCTGTGATACCATTGAGAGGGGTAGTGATAGCATTGATTTGATTAGCCTCTACATTGCCCGTAGAGCCAGCTACAGTTGCCACCACTGGCACATCTACACTCACAGATCCCAGTGATAATGTCGAGGTAGTAATTACGGTGAATTTAACTACAGGGCTACTATTAGTAGAAACTGTTGTGCCAGCTTGAATAGAGATAGCTTGGGTTGCTGGTGATGGTGTCGTAAAAGTGACTACACCGCTAGCTCTAGTAGCTGGAAATCTGGTAAAGCCAAATTCATTTACGAAATCATCTAGTGATGTTCCTGTCAGAGAAGAAATATCATACTGATTGTTTATAAAGTATTGATTGACATACGCAGACGAAAGCTGAGAAGAAAATTGATCAATTACCTTACGTAACGGCGTACCAATACTGGTATCCAAATTAGGCTCTGTGACCAATAGCCCTTGTGTTATTTGAGAAGCAATATCGGAAGCTGATGGCATAGATTACCCAATCGTGGTAGCGTTGCTGTTAGTATTTGTTTTCACAGATAGAACCGCACCGCTGCTAGTTTGAACAGATACCGATGCTTGAATGGTGTCCCCATTTTGAGTTGCGTTGATAGAGTTGACACCAGAGATAATTTCATTGTCATTATATTGGTTGGCTAATCCTGCATTAGCTAGCGATTGCATTTTAGATTGTTGCACTGAAATGTAATTAGATACCAAACGATTCAATTCTGAGTTGACCAGGGTTGAAACATCTGATGTAGAAGCATATCCCACAAAATTATTTATGATGCTTCCCCACCCAGGATGAAAGGGATCAGATCCATAAGGCTCCATAACAGCACAACTAAGATCCTGTACCACCTTTTTATTCCCAGTGAGGGTGGCAAACCCACCCGATCCTAATACTAAATCACCATTTGAAATTTGCCATGTATCCATAACGCTCAGTTTATCCTAAATAATCGGTATACTCATAATTTCTAACTTACCATTCGTATAATTGGTGGAATTACCATTCAAAACCGAGATGGTTACTGTGTAGGTATGAGAACCGGGGGTAGTTGTTAGCTGTCCAAAATCGGCAATTGTGTCATAATCTCCCGCAAAAACACTTACTGCTTGTGGAGATATTTCTTTTCCATCTTCTAAAAAGACCGCATTATAGCTTACTGAGCCAGTAGTATTTGTGTTAACTAAACCTAAGCTGTAAGACCATCTAATATATGTATTGGTATCACAAGTGAGGGATAATGCGGTGACCCCTATCGGAGTAGCGGTTCCTGTTCCTGTGGAAGTATATCCTAATGGATATGTTCCCCTTAACTCATTCCAATCTCCAGTAAACTTTAAGAAGCCTAAATCTTGAAGGGCTAAAACCACCCCTATAATGTCAGATGCTTGAGGCTCTACTTGCACCATCCGAGCGCCAAATGTCCAGGTTCCTCGATCCTTATTTAAAGTCCAGGTTTCTCCAACCTGAGGATATGCTCCAGACCCTACATATGTCGATACACCCACTTGACGTAGCACTTTGAATTGATCGACTGTGACAGCAATTCCTTTTGGATCCGAATTGACATTGCCAGCCTGAGATTTGTCGATTCCCACAACATATGCCTGAACCGGGAAACCGGTCGTATTGATAAATTGTTGGGGGGTGCCGAGAGCTTTCATTACATCATTCCTCCATAGCCGCCCTTGACTACATCATATAGACCCGCACCCGCCTGTCCATATTTTGAAGGAGCCATAATGGTAACTTCAGTATTGAATCCGCCACCCTCTGTTAAATCAAAGGTATGGGTTACACTTTTGACATATGCTTGGAACCCGAAATCAACAGCACGCATAATCATCCCAGGGTATAGTTCAGGCATAAATGTAATAGGTACAGTAGCGCTAAACTGATTCGCCCAGTTCATTTGAAAAAGGTAGACCGCATACCAAAAAGTAGCTTCTGGGCTCACCAGTGTTTCCATTGGTTGGAAGTTAGGACGAATTCCGAATCTGTCTATAATTGATTGAGATAACTTAGATGTAGCTTGGTCGGCTGGGAGATTGAATAATTCTCCTAATAGTTCTACTTGCTCGACCGTAGCAATACCCATAGTGGTAGCTATGTTGAATGCTTGAATGGGACCACCGGGACTGGGACCCAAAATAGTTGGCGTAGATGTACCAGCCACAAATTGGTGGGTAACCAATGCAGCGTCGGACCAAGAAATGGCTAGATCCTCTAGTTCAATAGCTTGAACATCCATAACTGCTGCGGTTCCATAGATATTGAAATAGTCAGGGAACCAACACATCATGTCACCATTGGGTGCAGCACACCACGAACGCATAGCAGCTTTAATAATCATGTCAAAATATGGCAAAACTGGCTGATCATTCATAAGCGATCTAACACCAGAAAGTGTTTGTGAAAGAGGATCTGGTCCTTGACCAAACCAGTCCCAAATAGTAATTAGCTGGTTTCCACCACCATTATTTGCACCACTTACAATAGTGTTTTGAACACCTAAGGTAGATGAATAGCTAGCTGATCCATTGGTGGTATCACCTTGAGTATTTACTCTTCCAATGCCTACAAATTGATTACCACTCAAAGCTGCTGTAGTGATATTGCACCCAGCCGAGGGATCAGAAGCTTGAGCCATTTGACCATTACCAATGTACATAGCTACGTGACCGGGAGATGTGGAAGTACCTCCATCTCCCACACCTATATAGAATATGAGATCCCCGATTTGTATGTCTTTTGGAGGGATGCAGTTTGCTCCATTGTTGGTTGTTTGAGCGTATTGCATCTGAGAGTCCCCGGGTAATGTGACCCCAGCAACTTCCCATGCACATCCAACTAAAGCTGAGCAATCTACNCCAGTAGACTTAAGATTNTTTAAATTGGTATCCCATCCACTCGGACCTCCTCTGCCTGCGCCAAATACATATGGAGTTTTTTGATCCACAATTTTTACAGCAAAATTAGCAGCAGCAGCAGCAGGCCCACTAGCGGTCGCTACCTGTCCCCCAATGGCACTCCCTGTAGTGTAGGCTGTAGTAGCAGCCGCACTTCTTGTTGAATTCATTAATGCGAGTTGCTTACCATAATTAGATGTTGGACTACTAGGGTGCTTTATTCCGGTGGGAGAATAGTAACCAACAGTAGTTTGATTAGTGATGTTTTGATCCACCCACCCGATATTTACATCATCTCCCACCTTTAATTTCAATGCCGTCAAAACATTCTGGGATAAACAAATTCCAGCATTAGCAACACTCAATTCTTGTGTACTTTGAGGGGTACCATTGGAAAATCTATTACTAGTGGATGCAGGGCTCTCTACCGGTCCCCATCCTATGGGTTCTACTACCACCCCAGATCCAGTTTTTACATTTTCAACAAAGAGTTTTTGCTTTTTGAGAAAATTGATTGCATCTTCTTCAGTTACCTGTTTGTTGGGTGAGCCTGTTGGTCTTGTGAGATATCCCCACTGCATAGCACACCAGAAGTCGTTTACCGAGTCTGTAAATTTGAGAGAGCCGCTAGGAGCAATATTAGTAACCGTTCCTATACTGGTAGGCAATTCAGCACCAGGAACTAATTTAACTTGACCATTTAGCGCATTGCTACCTCCAATACTGCCCGCTCCTCCCAGCAAAGAGTAAGAGTTACCGTAGTCTCGATTCACCAGATTGTATTGACTTGTAATAGAATTAAGCCATGCTGGAGGTAAATTACCTATATGAATTCTCGACGGTTGATAACCAACCACATCAGTAAGGATGGTTTTAGCTAGTCCACTCAATCCGCTATCTGTTGAGTTTGTACTATATTGATAGCGACTCATTAGATTAAATGCCGCCATAGAGCCTGGATCCCAAAAATGATAAAGGGCTCTTTTGTTAGCGCAGTATCCACTGATGCCGATCGAACGAGGCCATGCAGTTAGAAGAGGCACCGAATTTAAATATCCGGTCATAACTACCAATTCATTAATCCTCTTCATATAGATCACAAAACGATCATTTGGGGTAAAGGCATGATCATATTTACGATTCTTATTCAGGAGATTGATCTGCATATGATGTAGACCATTCTCATTGATAGTGACTTGACCTGAAACTATATCGTCAGAAATATCGATGTTATGACCAGCCATGGTGGAATCAATGACCACCCGAATACCTGGATTGTAAACCATAATAGCCATTAAACACTCACCACCACACGAGGATTAGATGAAAGTGGAGGTGGTCCAGAATAGTAGGCATAAGGATCTGCACCCGGATAACTCACTGTTGTTACCGGTGTTGGATTGTATTTACTGTCTTCTACAGATCCGATAGACGCATTGACGTTCATATCAGATGGATAGAAATATAGAGATTGAGAATCAAAATTAGGGTCTGCACTGTTGGGACCTACAAAACTGGAAATAGTGACAGGCTTAGTCGAACTACCGTATTGCTGACCACCCCTAAAAGTGAGGTTCATAGCCCATGCCACATCTGTAGCTTTATAGTTTTTGTTTGGTCCATCCGTTAGAATACCCGTAAAATCGAATCCTCGGGGACCTTGGATACGCATATAAGGAGCAAATTCCCTATTTCTCCAGTCAGATGCGGTTTTCATATATCTGACCGCCCATAGAGTAAAATCTTCTTTTTCTTCAAAAGTGGAGAATAATAATTCTAAGCTAAATGTAGATTGAAAAACTTGGCGGGTATAGAACATATGAGAGGCATAGCCCTGCGTGGATGGTCCTCCTTGAGCAAAATCCTCATTACCTCTAATCTCCATACCATAAAGAATGCGTCCAATCTTAACTGAATAAGCCTCCCGATCGTATGAGAGGGTACCGTTCGGATTGCTTGATTGATAGCGCTTATTTACGGTATGGGGAAGAGGGGGTTTTACTACAGCCATAAATTATCCATGATTGTCGGGGGGTATTAGATTACTTACCATATCATCTTTTTGTGCTTGATTGAAAATAATAGCTAAGCCGAATTTGGTCATTCCAAAGCCAGTCCCAGCTAGCTCATGAATAATAGGAACCTCATCGCTGTTTGGTTCTGGTAATGAGATGGGACCATCACTTCCCCAATCATTAGGCATTTTTTTACTCCCTTATACCGATGTATAGCCTTTGTCACTCCAGATGGACAAGGAGTTTTGAACTGCCGGATCTCCTGTATTTAATCCTACTCCCGCCATTAAAGCCTTTAAGATTGGTCCATACCAATTAGTAGTTTGAGGAGGAGTAGTTGTGAAGATATCTACGTATGCCTGAAGACCCTGTTGCCAAGAAGTATAAGCCTGTACTCCTGAGCCGGGGGCGCCCGTAGCATAATTGACAGACCCTGGGAGTTGTAAACCACAGTTAAATGGATTGTATTTGGCGGTATTGCCCCAGTTACCACCTTCTTTTCCGTACCAATTATTAAGAGATGTAATATTGGCTGCTGTTTGAGGGGCGCCCAATGCCTTGAGTAAAGCTACTGACCAATCTTGATAATTAGCAATTGAGCCAGGATCCGATACCGTACCGGCATGACCTTGAGCACTTGACGCTGAAGTCGGTGGTGTACTATCTCCTTGCGATGAAAGTGTTTGCTCGCCCGGTAGACCAAATTGTTGATTGACCTGTCCAGCATTGATGGGCTTGGTTGAGGACTCAAAGACATTACCCATGTATCCAGTTTCCTTATATCCAAGTCCCGCCTTGAGTCTGGCGATATAAGCGTTTGATGCTGCTCTTACCAAATTTCCCCCGGTATTATCTGCATCAATCATCAATGTCAGATGCCAATCAGGAGCAAAATTTTCATTTTGAAAGTCGATAGCCATTCCGGATGCTGACCCATAGCTTTTAAGATATACCATGAAGTCATAATTACGCTGAGGGTAAAAAAATCTAACAGGTCCATGGGGGGCTTTAGCGTATGCCAAAGGAGATGCCTGATAATTAGCCAGATTCATCATGTCCTCTAAGAATTTGGCTTGTTCTTGCCATCCACCAGCACCGAAAGTACCAATAATATTCAGATCCCCTAATTCCACCCCGAATACCTGGACTACCATCCCTCCAATAGTAGGGGTTTCTGATGCTTTTACTCTATAGTCCAATGATATTTNAGTGGGATTGAGGCGAAAATGTACCCCATTGAGCACAGCGTTTTGGTAGCCGCTGAGATTGCGGCCAAGAAAGCTAGACCTCACGCCAGGGTTTGGACCCTTATTGACAAAATTATTGGTTTTGCCAAATGGTTGGGGGAGTCTAGGGTTAGCCACCATGGGCCGCCGTAGTAGACTGAGGCACCAGCGAATGAGTAGCCCCCGTTTCTCCCATAGATGCGTGTACGGTCTTAATGATTTTCTGGAAATATGGGCTCGGTTTTAGATTTAGGTTTACATTTACACTACCGGTTAGCTTCGGTACATTTACCTTAGAACCATTATTATATAGGGTAGACAAATTCTCCCAATTGCCTTTACCCATATTCATCTTGGCGGTGCCTGCGGCTGCTTGTTTCTGATAATTCTTATTACTCATAAGCTCATTAAAGGATACTGTCTTGGTTTTGCCATTTTCTTGTATTTGGAATTGATGACCCCATCCAGCATTATTATTTTGACTCTTATTTTGGAGTAACTGATCAATAATGCCAGAATTCTGTCCTGTATCGGCGATTTGTTTAGCATATTGAATACGAGTACCCGCTGTTCCTTCTGTACCATTTATTTGACCAATATTAATATGCTGGCTATTTAGATATGACTGAATCTTATGAAGTTCCGTACTACCACCCATAGACATATTGCCAAATCTCCCAATTGTAGGTTGCGTCTGAGATTGCATATAGCTATTTACTAAATTGGAAAGATGAGCAGTTACACCCTTGCTAAGATTTGTAGAATTGGCCTGACTTGATAGAGGAAGATTGCCGGACTGTTGCTGTAGCTGAGGTAAACGGGCAATCACTTGAATAGCTTGCTGGGGAGTTAAACCTTGACCAAAACCTTGTGCAAATGAGTTCAAGGCAGGCTTTAGTATCTGCATCAAATTCTGATTGGGATTATTTTTTAGTACATAAGAAGATGCAGCATTCCATTCAGAGGTATTCATATGAGAGAAATCATAACCGTTGGCCTTAGCCCATTTTTGAATCTCTGGCGTAATAGATCCTAAAGAAGTATTTTGATCAATCCTACTTTGGAGATTACCTAGAAGCATTCTATTAAATTGAGCAGGATCGGTCTGACCCATAGCTACAAATTGATCATATCCCATCTTATTTTTGGTCGCTGTTTGCAGAAGTGACGATGTGCCATAAAGAGCAGCTAGGTTGGTTTGTTTTATACCAAAGTCTTTACCAAGATACCCTTGAGCTTGGACAAACCCAGTAGCCGATTGAATAGCGCCACTTCCACCCCCCAAAACATGTTGAGCAGCGCCAAGATACTGATTAAATGCCTGATGCATTACTTGTGCGTTGACCCCGAATTGCTGGGCAACTTGGTTGACTTGGGTCAAAGCTTGGGTAAGTTGNCCAAAGTTGGTCGTACCACCTTGAATAGCTGTAGCCATGGTTTGTAAGGAGGAGGATACAGACATTCCTAAATCTTGATACTGTTTTACAATGGCCTGAAGCGCCGATCCTCTTTGAGATCCCCGTAAGCCTAAAGATGTAGTCCCCAAAAATGCTTGTTGAGCCTGTTGACCCGACATTACTCCAAGGTGATTCAAACCAAAGAGATGCTCTTGGAGTCGTTGACCAAATGCCGCAGCATTACTGCCACCCATAATGGATTGGTACTGGGCATTTTGCGCACGCTGATTTGTGGCAAACTGAATGCCCTTATGGATTAATTCCGCTCCCCCTGCCACAACACCCAGTGGTAATGCTGCTTCTGGTAGCAGTCCCATCAATTCTGCGGTAGTGGGCATAGTACCTTGGCTTGCGTTGCCTATAATATTTTTAAAAGCATTGGCTCGTTGAGAAGCAGCGATCATACTTGCGTGCTCTGAATTATTTTGGGGATCTAAGAGGGTATGAGCCCCATAAGATTGGCCTGGCGGAGGAGGTGAATGAAATTGGGTTTCTCCTGTATCCGCATTAACCACAGTATGTATTGAAGGTCCCCATTGTTGTTGAGAGATCCATTTAGAGACATGATGAGCGCCTCCAGTGACAGGAGGTACTCCACCCTCAGACATAAGCCTTGCTCTGGTATCTCGCAGGGCTCCTGTATTATCTTTAGATACCCAAGGAACGTATTGTTTACCGCTGCTGGCAGCATATTGGCCTGTTACTACCGGGCCAATCAAAGGTGGTCCCCCGGGTGAAGATGTTTGTTGATGAGGAGATGTATGTTGAAGGCCCAACATACTTGCAATTTCTTGCAAAGCTTGAGCCTGTCGGGTCATACTTACATCTAGACCTTGAATAGCCGATTCTAGACCACTAATAGCCGCTGGCATTGCCTGGGAAGAAGGAGACGTTACCCTACCATTATTAACATCGTAATATGAAGATGGAGGACCACCATATCGATAGGGCTGCTGAGATACCATCTAAATCCTATAATTGTAGAGTGCCTGATGTGTTATCTAAAAGAGCAGCAATTTTCATACGCTCATTTAACTCTGGAAATTGCAGATCCATTTCCATTTCTGGACTTTCAGAATATATTGTATCATTTTGCTCAATTTCGTCAAGACTCATAGGTTTAAATTCATCGGCACCGAAGATTTCTGGATATACCTTGGTGGCGAATTCAGCAGGAGAGGCAATAAACATAGCACGCTTGATTTCCTCTAGGTCCGAATATTGCTTTTCCAGGGTTTCAGCGAACATTATAATTTCGATAGCGGCTTTCTGAACCAAAGAAATAGATTTTCCTGTCAGGAGCCCTTGGCGGTCCGCTACCCGAATTTGTGTCAGGAGCCAGGGGTCAATCGTTGTGACCCCTACACTTTTCCCATTTCTTCTAGGATCTCCCCCACTCTT